AAAAACGCCATCCAATACTGGAAGCGGTCACGCCATTTTGCAAATGGATCGTGTTTCTCTGGAACTGGTGACAAAGTGTGCTGCACAGTCACAAGTTCATCATCTGTCAGTGCAGAGCACTGACATCGCCAGGGAACTGCAAATTCATTTGTTCCATATAATTTGATGAGACGCTTGCAACTCTCACAAAGTTTAGTCATAGATCTACTTCCAAAAGCAGATACAATTTACTCTAAGACAAGTATAACACTCATCGTAATTTCTAATGTTCAATTGTAGACCCCCAAATTTTGGCGGATCATAGTCATTCGTAAATTCTCTACAATGCCTTGCAATTCTACAATTTCTTCCATCAATCTAAGTATCGCTCCAGTTAAGTCCTCTGTTGGGTCCATAACCTAGCGTATACGCTTGATGACTTAAGTTAGTAAACACCAAGTGTAATTACTACACTATTCTTCTTCTGCTTCTGCGATAACCAGGTTATTCCAGCATTCATAACAAATACGGGCTTCGCCGTCTAAGATTGCAACCACGCCACATTCGGGGCAGGGTTTTTCTTGATCTATATTCCCTTCAGTCATAAGTAATACCACCAAGGGTTCCTGATAATCCTGCAGCAACAGAATTCCAGAAACTTGGTCGATGTGTTGGTTCTTTAGGTTCATACTTCTCCAAAAGCCCAATATATTTGTCAGTGACAACAGCAGCAGCCACAATTGGAACTATTGGGACAACTGATGATACAACTGCTCTCGTAACAGTACTACGAGCGACTTGAACAGCACCAAATTCTGCTCCGCCAAGTGCCTGGATAGTCAGCCAAGTCACCAGACCAGAACTAATTGATTGTGCTATAATTTTCTGAGGGTCTTCGCCCTCATATAATGACTTCAACGGAGTAAATGGTAACAAAATTCCCAATGCTACTCCTGTATTAAAATCTACAAGAGACCTTAATTGTTTTTCATTTTTCAATTGCAAAATATCACTTCCGTGATTTTCTTGTTTTTGATTTCTTCACGCCCGGTTTTGAATGAAACATACATTTCTTTCTACCCTTTAAGGCATGTGCTTTACATCGACGCTTTCCGATTGCATGAATGCAGCGCATCAACATACACCCGTTCCGTAAACGACCGCTTTCTCGAGTAATCCTGTTGAGTATAGTAGAATAGTTACGATCATAGCCTCAACTCGGTTTTCTCGGAGTTGATATACAAGTTTGGCACCCAAACTAAGTTCCTTAGCGTTTTCAACTATTACTTCAGTCACTTGAATCATCTCACATATCCTGCATAGATTCGGCCAAGTAGCCTCTATGCATTCCAGGTACAAGTCTAACTTGCACATTGACAAATCCACCAGATAGCGCACTGTCAAGTCTAATTAGTCCACAAGGGAAATTAGTCCCACCAATCGAAGATTGCCCAATTCCTGTTGCAGCACCGTTGTTTATGAAAGAATATCCAACGATTTCTGTACCAGGTATATTCACTTGTCCACCAGGATATTCAACCTGGTCATAAGGAAGTTCATCATTGCGAGCAGTTGCGTTAAGAGTAGCATCCGCTGTATCTTCACCAACATCAAACATCTCTCGCATCCAGTTATCAGTACCGTGAATATTCGGACTGACTGGGTCTGGTGATTGTGGATAAGACCTGCTATGTGCATATCCTTCAATCACTCCTCTTGAAGTACCAAGGAGATTGGTATTCGGTCCCACCATATGAAGATTAAATTCTTCGGTGATACCCGGGCCTGCGAAATTAGGAACTACGATCTCCGAATATTCCCATTCGCCTTCTGTAACCAAGGAGGTTGTAGAAACACCGCCGATTATTGAACCCGCATCATGCGGAACCAATATTTCACCATCGGCAGGAGTGTTGTAAGATGTTTGTGTAGAAGCACCAACCATCTCTTGATCCAAGTAAATCTTGAAATCTCTAAATGCTGCAGCAGCGGATTCTGAACCTGAATCTGCTAAAGCATCCATTTGTTGTTTATTCCATAGTGAAAAACTCTTTTTCCAGGCATTAGCAGACATCCACGTATTCGGGATTTTGCTAACTGTAATAGAACCAGTCCCTGCTCCAACGAGAGTAAACTGGATACTGGAAACGGCCCAATTGAGGCCTTGACGATAAAAGCGGCGATTCATTGCGCTTGCAGCCCTGCTTAGATCGATATAATTTGTTCCGCTATTGACCATACTGAAACTAAACGTTTGAACAGCAGGTTCTATTTTCTTGGACTTACGAGTACGTGCCATGAAATAGATGGTGGACTATACAATGTATAATCTTTGTCCACACCACCCCTGTGAAGACTGTGGGGGCTACGCCTTGCCGAACATATGCACCGGACATATCTTCTTCAACCTTCACGCCTCTTCCACCGAAGGTGAAGTTCTAAGAACATTACTCTTGGCTGCGTCGTAAAAACGCCATCCAATACTGGAAGCGGTCACGCCATTTTGCAAATGGATCGTGTTTCTCTGGAACTGGTGACAAAGTGTGCTGCACAGTCACAAGTTCATCATCTGTCAGTGCAGAGCACT